GTATAACATAGGCCAGAAGTAGTGGAATTTGTAAGCGCATTATTTTTATGCTTACTGCTAATATGGGTTATTGTTAATTACAAAGACTACAAATAAGAATTCGATGAAGCAGATCGAAAGGTAAGCTGGACGTGGGTGCGATTCCCACCAGCTCCACCATAAACACACGGTTAACCGAAGGCACGGTTCTAGATGATGTCGGTAGGTGAATAGTAGAATATAATCCTCTACTGTGTTTATGATGGGGCTGAATAGGATCGACAGGTACTGAATAGAGACTGTGGAGAATAGGTGCGCAAGCTACCTTAAACGCAAGAACCAAAGTAAATGCAAACGATAACACTTTTGCACTTGCAGCCTAATTAAGGTGACGGAGCCTACGGAGGCTTGGCAACAGAATCCCTTACCTTGGGACCGTGCTCCTGGATATGAGTTTAAACTGTCCATATAAATATAAAGTCGAATGCCGGGGGTCCGGGTTCGCATCATTCTTGCTTGATCTAAAGGAGAAAACAATGACAGGCGTAAAACAACTTTTCCCACGTGGTTCGTTTATTGGTTTTGACCATCTCTTTGATGAGTTGGATCGGGTAGCGCGTCATGCAAATGACCACTATCCACCGCACAACATCGTAAAGGTATCTGATACAGATTATCTGATTGAGTTGGCGGTCGCAGGATTCGCTCAGGATGAACTTCAAATTGAAGTCAATGATCGAACACTCACTGTTAGGGGTGAACACGTTTCAAAAGGTCGTGAATATATTCACAAGGGAATCTCAGCTAAGAAGTTCTCTCGTACCTTTAGGCTGTCTGAGTACGTTCGCGTACACGGAGCCGATCTAGTGGACGGAATCCTTGCTGTTTCATTGAAGGTAGTACTTCCAGAAGAAAAGCGTCCTCGCACAATTAAAATCAATTCTAATAGCGAGGAACTAACCCATGACCGCATTAGCGCTCAACTACTCACAGAAGCTCACGCATCTGATTGAAGTAGTACTTAAAGTCGTAAAGAAAGCTGCAGTTGTAACTTACAAATCTGTAGTAAAAACACTAGAAGGCATGATGATTGGATACATGCTAGCTCGTCAGAGCCAGGCCAATTATTACATTGCAACAAAGATGCTCCATGAGTATCCAGGACACACTGTTGAATCTCTGCATGCAGAGCTCAACCGCAAAACCCTCAATTCTATCACTGAGGGACGTAAGTGATGTGGCCGTACACGCAAGAAGAAGCCGATGAGTGGTTTCAATCGACTAAATAAATTGGACGGGCAGATGTCCTGCCCGTTCTAACACAACACACACATAAGGAGACAGAAATGTCACAGAAAAATCCATTCGAAATTCGTTTCGATGTACTCTCAATGGCTAAAGATCTTTGTGATCGTCAATACGATATGGCTCAGCAGCAATTCTGGACCATGATCGACAACGCCAAAGAGCAAAGTCAAGACCTCACAGAGACTATGGAGAAATACACTCCGAAGATGTACACACCTTCTGAGATTATGAACCAGGCTGAAGAGCTCTACAAGTTCGTCACTAAAAAAGACTAACACCCCCCTGGCCCATCTGCGTAGCGGGTGGGTCCTTTTATTACTGGAGTATATTATGGCTGTACTGATTGTACGACTCACCACAGGTGAAGAACTGATTGCACAAGTTGAAGAGAAGGGTGAAGCTATTCACCTTCAAGATGTCGCAATCCTAATCCCCACACAACAGAACTCTTTGGGTCTGGCGCCATTCATGGCGTACTCAGATGCATCCAAAGGCTTCACAATCCAACCAAAAGACGTCATGTTTGTTGTCTCTCCGGTCAAAGACCTCGAGAATCAATACAACCAGATGTTTGGTAAACTTTTAACACCTGAAAAGAAAATAATCGTTTGACCTTTGCCTCAACATAGTGTATAATGTACTTGTTGTTATGGAGGAAAAGGTTTGAAGTTCTACACATCTGTTAATCGTTTTGGTAATCAAATCCTCGTTCGAGGATACAAGGACGGACTTCGTTTCACCGACAAGGTTCAGTACTCTCCCACTCTCTTCGTTCCTGATGAGAAGGGAACCTGGACTGGCTTGGATGGAACGAAAGTCTCTCCCATCAAACTAGACTCGATGCGTGAGGCACGTGAGTTCCTCAATCGATACAATGACGTAGAAGGGTTCACCATTTACGGTAACCAGAACTACGTTGCTCAGTATGTTACAGAAGCATTCCCTGGTCAGATCGAATTCGATCGTACTAAGGTCAACGTCTGTACTATTGATATCGAGGTTGCATCAGACAATGGATTCCCTTTCCCTGAGAAAGCGGAACAAGAACTAATCTCCATCACCTGCAAGAACAACATTGACGACACATACTATGTGTGGGGTCTCTACGACTACGACGTCTCTAAGTCAGTCATACAAGACAGTCGTGTCGTATACTACAAATGTGACAGCGAGTCACGTTTGCTGCTTGACTTCATCAACTGGTGGTCCTCTCCTCGTAACACGCCTGATGTTGTTACTGGATGGAACACTAAGATGTTCGATATGGTATACATCATTAACCGTATCAAGAACACAATTGGTGAAGAGTTTGTTAAGAAACTATCTCCATGGGGCAAGGTTGATCTTCGTCCTATCAAGATGCTTAACAAAGAAGTGCAAGCATATGATGTAATGGGTATTCAACAGCTAGACTATCTCGATCTATTTCGTAAGTTTGGTTACAAGTATGGTGCACAAGAATCATACAAGTTGGATCACATTGCTCATGTCGTCCTCGGTGAGAACAAACTGTCGTATGAAGAGTACGGCAATTTGTTCACACTATACAAAGAGGACTTCCAGAAGTTCATCGACTATAACATCAAGGACGTTGAACTTGTGGATAGGCTCGAGGACAAGCTCGGGCTGATTACATTAGCCATGACTATGGCCTACAAGACTGGCGTCAACTACGATCAGACATTCGGCACTACTGCTATTTGGGATTCGTTCATCTATCGAACGCTTACTCCTCAGCAGATTGCTGTACCTCCAAATCTCCATGCTGAGAAGACTGACTTGGGTGGTGGACATGTGAAAGATCCTGTAGTTGGTCGCCATGAGTGGATCTGTTCATTCGACTTGAACAGTCTGTATCCTCACTTGATTATGCAATACAATATGTCACCTGAGACTATCATGGGTGAGCGTGTGCCTGGAGTAACTATCGAGAACATTCTTGCTCGTGAAGTCAAGAACGAAACTCCTCATTCAATGAGTGCTACAGGTCAGCTGTTTCGACGTGACAAGCGAGGATTCATTCCTGAGATGATTGAGAAGCTATACGACGAGCGTAAGGTCGTCAAGCAGAAACAACTTGCTGCAGAACAGAAACTTGTCAATCTTGGATATGAAGCTCCTAAGCAAGCTAAAGGTAATGCAGATGCTATTGGGTTTGGTGAACGTGGTAACTCAGGTGTAGTTGATCCTGAGGACATGCCTACAACAGAAGAGCGTAAGTTTAGCTCTCACGACCAATACCTACTAGAGAAAGAGATTGCTACTTGTGAGAACCAACAGATGGCTATCAAGATCCTTATGAACTCTCTGTATGGTGCAATGGGTAATGTTCACTTCCGTTACTTCGATATCCGTATTGCTGATTCGATTACAGCATCTGGTCGTCTGTCTATCCGTTGGGCTGAGCAAGTCGTCAACGGATACATGAACAAGATTATGGAGACTGACGGTATCGACTACATTGTTGCAATCGACACTGACTCTCTGTACATCAAGGTGGCTGATCTGGTTAAACGATATTCACCTAATGATCCTGTTAAGTTTCTGGATAGCGTATGTGCTGAGAAGTTTGAACCTATGATTGCTAAGGGCTATGACGAACTTGCTGAACGTATGAATGCATACGAGAACAAGATGGTTATGAAGCGTGAGGTTATTGCTGACAGAGGGATCTGGACTGCTAAGAAGCGCTACATCCTCAACGTGCATAACTCAGAAGGTGTTCAGTATCCTGAGCCTAAGCTCAAGGTGATGGGGATTGAGGCTATCAAGTCGTCTACACCTGAGGTGTGTCGTAATGCTTTCAAAGAGTTGTTCAAGCTGTTGATCTCTGGTACAGAGCAAGATATGCGTAACTACGTCAACGACTTCCGTCGTCGATTCGAGCAGATGGAACCAGAAGCAATCAGTGCACCACGTTCTGCTAACGATGTAACTTCTAAGGCTGATCGTAAGACGATCTATGCTAAGGGTACTCCTATGCACATTCGTGGAGCTCTACTGTACAACTACTACGTTGACAATGCTGGTCTTGGTAAGAAGTATCAACAGATCAACGACGGTGACAAGGTCAAGTACATAGCTCTCAAGGTTCCTAATCCGATCAAGGAGAACATCATCTCCTTCCCTGATCGTCTTCCACGAGAGCTGGGACTGACTGCTTACATCGATTACGATACACAGTTCAACAAGGTGTTCTTAGATTCTCTGACAATCATCCTTGATGCTATTGGTTGGAATGTGGAGGAACAAGCTACTCTGGAACATCTGTTCATGTAGTGCGACTAATTGACCATATACTTTCTCAGACTAGTATTAGATAATGTTTATATTGAATGAGGAGAGAGTTATGAGATTGAATGAAGTTTTGAAATTGGCTGAAGTTGCGAATCGCTTTTGTAATGAGATCTTCGGCGTACATGGTTGTGAAGATGGCATCGAAGGCTTCACAATGTTAGAGATCGTTAACATGACTGACTTCTACGTTGCTAAGTATGTATCTGGTGATTTCGAAGGCACCTGGGAAGATCAGAAGATGGTTGTCAACTTGTTGAAGCAGTACAACGGTCACGAAGTTGAAGAAGATTTGTTGTAATGAACGAGGAACAAGCCATATCATTCGTTATGGAGTTTTATCAAGTCAGTCGTAAAGACGCTTGTGAACTGTATTGGGATGAGATTGAGGCATATATGAAAATTAAGGAATGGAGTAGAATATGAGTTTTGAATGGCATAGAATACACAAATGGGAAGAGAATATTGAGAACCAAGTGACAGATGCTGTATACGAGTATGTGTTTGAGTTCTATGGTGTCAGTGAGGTTGGCGAACTAACAGAAGAACAGATCAATGAGGTGGCAGGATTTAGAGAAGAAATTAGCGAGTATTCGCCCATGCAGATTGGCTTCTCCAACCTTGTGAATCACTGGGAAAG